TTTGTACCATCAACAAGTCCTGAACCTAAATCATTAGCAGTACCTATTATTTTATCTCCGGCATCACCTAAACTTCTTATAAGTGCCATTACATCGCCTTGGGCTAGAGCATTTACAGCTCCTTTTTCAACGTCACCTAAAGGACCACCTACGGCTTTTCTTACTTTTTCGGTTGTAATTTTTTCTGAAACTACACTACTAACAGATCGTCTCATTTCATTTACAGTGTTTGTCATTCTTTGTACAGCACCGGCTGAAGCGGCACCCATAGTTGCAGCTGTTGCGGTTCCTCCAATTTGTGCGGCAATTTCTTCTAATACTGTTAATTGTTCTCTGGCAATTTCTTCGGCTGTCTTATTTTGATCTGCTTGTTCTTCTTTTAATTTTTCTAATTGTTCGGCGGTTAAATCTTCAACAGCAACCTCGTCTGTTCCACCACCTTCATTTGCAATTGTTACCATAGCTCTGCCGTCTTTCATTTGAGCCATATTAGCAATTAACATTTTATCTTCTTCAGATGCTGCAAAACCTGGAAATCTGATCTGACTCATCTTCATATCTAAATCAGCACTCTTTATTGACATATTTGCTAATTCATCTGCTGTCATTCCCATTGATTTCGCAACTTCTCTTAATTGTAATTTTGCTCCAGGTAAAATTTCAAAACCTGAACCATCAGCTTTTAATCTTGTAAATTGTTGAGAAACTTTAACCATTTCATTTTGTAAGGCGGCAGGATCATTAAGTGCCATGTCCATAGCTGATAGTGGATCAAGTAATGCACTTGACTGAACACCTAATCTTTGTAATGCAGATGAAAACTCAATTGCTTTTTCTGGGTTCATTAGATCTTCAGCTTTATTTAATACTTTTTCCATATTTACACCCAACATTTTAGATTGAGCAACCATTTTTGTTAACCCTTGAACGCCATTTTCAAAATTAAAAAGATTTAAATTTTTAAGATTTGCAACTAATTCACCAGTGACAGCTTTTACGTTAACACCAACACTTTTTGCGTAATTTGCAGCTTTTGCCATTTCATCTCCAACGTCGGCTAAATTAAACCCAACATTTTTAAATTTATTTGCTAAATCTCCAGCTTCTGTTCCTGATATTTTTGCAGCAGAACCAATTTCTACAATTGTTTCTTTTGTAAGAGTAGTGTTGACACCCAATGTTTTTGGGATACTCTCCATTATTTCTAGGGTTTTTTCTTGACTAAATCCTAACTTAGTCATTTCGGGTACTGCATCGGCAATCATTGCTCGAAATTCCGCAGCTCTTGCTCTTCCGATACCCATACCATTTCCAAGGTCTTGAGCTCCTTTAATTAAAGTATCAACACTTTCACCAATACCTTCAGGTGAAAATGATTTTGCAAAATCTGCGGCAGCTTCTGCTAAATCAACAAAAGGTCCCGCACCCTTAAAACCAGCTTCAGTAGTTGTTGTATCAACTGGTGTTTTTGTTTTTGTTTCTATTTCTTTATCTTCACCTTTTTCATTTCCTTGTGATAAAGCATACTCTGCGGCTCTTTTTTCTTCCTTGGTTAATTTATCATAAGTTTTACCCAATAATTGTGCGTATTCCTTAAGTTGTTGTATTGATAAACCCATTTTAAGTTTTTATGATAAATATTTAAGGTTGAGTTTTTATAGTTAAATCATCCACCAATTTATTGATAAGATATTTTCTAACATATGTTGGTATACGTAAAAATTCACTATACTGCATACGAAGATATTTTGCTAAATAAAAATACTCTTCATTTAAAAAAGGAATATAACTAGAAGAAAGGTCGAAAAAATTCCACCCCAAAGGCGATTGTAACATCTACCTTTTCTCCAGACGGGGCTATAACTGAACGGTTTAAGTCAAGTCTTGGTTCATTTTCTTTCATGAATTTTCTTATGAATTTTGAGTCACCTATTGGCATGTTCTGACAAAACAATGCAATTTCTCCTTGATCGGTATTACCATCAATTTCAACAATCATTTTACTTAATCTTGTTGTTACGATTGGTGCGGCATAACCTTTTGGATACATTTCCACAATATTATCTATTGCAATCGTATCCATTAAACTTAAAAGTCTTAACTTAACATTTGAACCTGACATTGGAAGTTTAACAGAATAAAACCCATCTTCGCCCGGTTCAACCTTTGATTTGTTAATATTTAACTCATCCAACATTACTGAGGATTCAAATGATTGTTTTGTTTTTGGATCTGTTGTCACAACATTATATTCTGGACCAAAAGATGTGTTTCTTAAAAATAATAGAATTGCCTCAACATCGCCTTCCAAAAGTTCTTCAGGTCTAATGTCCGGTTCATAAATTTTACTTCTTAGAAGTGGAATAACAATCGCTTCATTAATTGACTTTCTTCCATCCATGTTGGCTAATATGTTTTCATCACTAGCCGTTAAATAACCAACCTTAATAGCTTTTTTTCTTGATTTATAAAAAATACCACCTGAAGGTAACGGAACTATATCGTGTGGTAATGTGAAATTTTGTTGTCCGTAATTTATTAAATCTTGATCCATAATTTTATTTTTATTATTATTTTATAGCATAAAAAAACCGCATACTAATTAAAGATATGCGGTTAATATTAAAAGTAAATTTATTTTAGTAAACAAGGATACATCTATCCATAACAATTGTTGAAGTAATTGTTGCGATCTCATCACCACCATATTTTAGTGATCCACCATCGTAACCTTTTAACCAAGCTCCTTCTAAAATCCATTTCTCAACAACAACTCCGGTCGGGTCTAACATTTCAAGATCCACGTTTTTCTTGTAACCAGCAGCATAACCCATACGACCTGTAACAGACTCAGCACAAGTTCTAATCCATTCCATAACAGCTTGAGTTGCTGAAGGACCGATTGGATCTCTAAAAGTCACAGCAAGTTCACCCCAGGTAAAGTTACCAGCAACATAAGTTTCAGTATTTAAGAAAGGAATCTTAACTGAATTTATTGATAATTTAGGTCTTGACGTACTTTCAACGTACCACTCATTGATTCCCAATGATGAAGGAAATCTTAAAATCCATCTATTGTTACGTTTCGGTTCGTAAGGAATAGGCATTTTCATTAATAAATCAGCCATAATTTTATTTTTTTTTAATTTTTATTTTATTTTGTTTTTATTATAAATATAGGTTGGATAAAAAAATTTCTCTTTACTTTCGTTTTTTATCAAATATTCTTCTATTATATAATAACTTAATATATTAATTAATATAATCTTTTTTTACCTCCTGCTGTTAAATAAGTTTTTAATATATTATCATCTTTTTTATCAAAATGTTTTTTCATACTTTCTATATTTCTTACATCATCATCTGAAAATCCAATAAAAGGTGTAAAATAATTTCCTATTTTATTTTTCATAAATGCTTTTTTCTGTAGTTGGTGTGACATTCTTTTAACATATCTTATAAACTCCTCCATTGCATCAATTTTTCCTTGTTCAGGATTTGTTGCCGATCCTTCTCCGAACGAAACTGGATGAAATCTACACATGTCTAAATAACTTTTAATAAGTTCGTCATTTGACATATCGTCTTCATCTGCAAGATTTCTATATTTTTTTAAATTTTTAACCAGTTCAGTTGAGCTTAATCCATATTTGTTACTTTTAATTAATCTGTATACAGCTTCTTTTAATATTGAAGGTGTATGTCCTCTTGCTGTAACGATTGCAAAAATTGACCCTTTATTAATCGCTTCCACAAAATCATCCCAGGCCGGTCCTATTGGTGCTTTCATTGAGTCTTCTAAAAATTTCCTATCACCGGTAACTCTAAAATCCCTAAAAGGTTCTTCATCAAAACCAACAATTGTATGACCTTCGTATTTGAAATCTTTTTTTCCAATGTCTGTTCTATGTTCAGCAAAATCTTCAGTTGACATTCCGACACTTCTACCTTTATTGTCTTTTAAATAAATTTTTGTTGGCATAAACATAAGATTATCATCCCAATCAAAAGCATAGTATTTCATTACAGGTGAATTTTGGTCATCTATAATTTCATTAATTAATCTTCTAACTATTTTTTTGTAATTCATATTAATAAATATTACGTTAAATAAAAAATGGGGATCACTGACCCCCATTTTCCTATTTTTTTAAATTTATCATACATCTTCAAAAGAAGCTCCAGTTGGAGTAATAAAGAATGTAATGTCAATAAATTCAAGAGATCTTGTTGGTTTGATATAGATTTTACCAACTAGTTGATTTCTATCTAAATCTTCAGTGTCACTTGATACAGTAACTCTAAAGTCATATAAACCTCTATCTCTTCTGATTGCATCTAAGATTGGGTTAACCGCATTCAAGAAATCTTGTCTTACTTGTTCATCGTTTTGGTCAAATAACAACCTTACTGAAACTGCAGATATTAATTTACGAGCTTGTAGTAATAATCTTCTTACATTGATTCTATCAAGAGCAGATTCTCTTACTTGTAGAGTTTTGTTACCCCAGATTACGGTACCTACATCTGCAAACGTAGCAATTGGGTTTAATCTACCAACATAAAGTACGTCTCTGTCTTCTTGTGTTAACTTCTTACGAGCTTTAATTGAATTTACAATACCACGAGTATATCCTGCTGCTGCAAACCAAGGGAATGCTATATTATCAGTAAGTGCTAAGTTTCTTGTAACTTCAGCCGTTGCTGGAATATAGATTTGTGTATTGTTTACACTATCTCTTGTTAATACCCAAGGGTAGTAAGTTGCTGTGTAGTTAGAATCAATTCCTGTTGTTTCTAAATTATCAACAGCTTCTTGAGGGTAAATTAAATTATCACCTTCAGTTGTTGACGCTACAAACATATTGTAGTCAGGAGTTGTTGCAATATACAATGAATCAGCTCTTTCATTTTCAATCATATCAATCGTTGATTCAACTAAGTCACTGTTATTTACATAATCAATTCCTGGAGATACAAATACATTGATGTTAACAGCTTCTGGATTTGCAAACGTTTTAATACCTAACAAGTATGCGTAGTAGTCAGTGTTTGCATAATCAACAGTTCCATCACCGATTGTGATTTGTTTGAATGCTCCCCATCCTTTAGCGTTTGGATATCTATCTGATACACAAGCACCATTAAGGAATCCTTGACGACCTAAAACAAATCTATCACCATTTGTTCTGTATTCTCTATAGATATCCCATCCATCAAATCCGCCATTAACAAGTAAAGTGAATTTTCTTGAGAATAATCTATAATATGGACTATTAATATCTGTTGGTTCAGAAGAGAAAGATGCCGCGCCTACATAATATTTTGGTGTTCCACTTGTTGCAAATCCACTAGAAATTGTAATACCACTAGCGAATTGGTCCATATGGAATCCTCTTGTTCTGTAAGCCCATTCACCACCTTCTAAATCACAAGTTGTTAATGGATTTCTTTTTCCTTTATATTCAAAGAAACTTGTATCAAAACCAATACTATTTGAGAAACCAAGGTAAGTTCTTCTGATATTATCACCTGAAGACACTATAGCGTCATCGCCACCTGAAGATAAACCAAATGGTGGGTTATAAACTACTTCACCTGGGAAATCATATTTAGTTTTATAAACAGGGAATGGAGATTTAACACCAGCATATTCTCTAAATGCATAACCTTCGAAACCACAAGCTACAGCATCAACTGGTGCGTCCTCATTCATTTCAACCATAATATATTTAGAATTTAATTCAAATTCACCATCTAATGTACCAATTTTCTTAGCAATAAAGTTATTTT